ATTATATCTCACAATCTCTCTAAGGTCAGGTTCTATAACCCTAGCTAACGCATCAGCTTGTTTGGTTAATTTATAAATTAGTTCATTCATTTATCGTCCCTAAATCTTACAAATCGAGGGAAACGCAAACTGTATGTACCATCTTGATTTTGCGTAATCACATCACACAAGATTTCAGCAGTACGACCAATAACACTATTGCTATTAGCCCAATAGTCATCACGATCCTCGTCACTAAAGCCACTACCCACATTGACAGTAATTTCTTTACCATCATCAACGCCTTGACATACTAGTGCACCTAGACGACCTACATTTCGACCAGTCCCCTCTTCAACACCAATCACTTGTAGATCAACACTTAGTGTAGGTTTCCATTTCATCCAAAATGTATTACGCTTACACTCGTAAGGTGCATCAACATTCTTAATCATAATACCTTCGAATCCTGCGTTAACATTATCTTTAGCATAACGCTCTAGTTGATTTTTACCTTCTGCGGTGTCTAAGTCAACCATGATGTGTGGCAGTAACTCAACATTAGGCATTGTATCAATAACAGGACGCATTGCCTCAAGCAAATTAATACGTTTGCTCAATTGTGCATTCCAATATCCTCTGCGAAAATCTTGTAATGGGATAATGTCAAAAATATTGAACACACTATCATCAGCCTGCACATCAGTTTTGCGGCGTGCTTGTCGCATGAGTTCTTGGAATGTATTGCCAATCACTTCACCGTCAAGTACAAAGCCATCGATTAGTCCACGACCTTGATCCGTACCACGTGTAGCTCTACAAATTTTGGCATAATTGTTTTCTACTTGTTCTTCAATGTGTCTAAAGTTTTCAAACACCTTACCATTGCGACTGTAACAAATTGTAGTCATGCCATTATCGCTAGGGATAACAACAAGCAATACACGAACACCATCTAGCTTAGGCTCTAGACGTTTAGTACCCTTCATCTCGGGGCGACCTTCACTATTGGTTGCAAGTTGACAACCAAACACTGGAATCTCGTAATCAGTTTTTTTACAAATTTTATTGATAGTCTTGTCACTAATACCTGCACGTAAGTCACGGCGAATAACAGGAGCACAAAATGTATTCCATTCGTTACTATCAAAACGTTCACTCATTTCTTGGATAGCATCACGTGCGGCATGACCAGTTAACCCACGTTGACCTAACTCACTCAACAACTGATTAAAGTCTTCCCAAGGATTTTCTGCATCAACAATGCCAACTGTATCAGGCACTTGTTTAACACCAAACGTCACATAAGGATTATAGCAAACTTTGGTTAATGTTAAAAAATTAATAGCATTTGTGCTACCAAGGACACTTGCCTCAAGCGCCTGTTTAAGTACATCTTCTTTGTGAAGCCTGCTATCACTTTCATTTAATTTTTTAATCCAACTTGCTGACATGAATATTCCTTAAATAGTTTTTTCTTTATTTTCTTTAAGACGATTGGCGCATTCTGTGATTACTTCTTCGGGTACATATTTGTATTCTTTAAGCATTGAACACCTATAGTCTATTGACACCACATCTGGATCGTCATCATCGTCATTGGTAAAAGAAATAGAATCTGTTTTGGTCCAAAACAGTAATACTATTAATATTAGTATTACAAATAATATTGTTTTTTTATCATCATTCATTTGCGACCAACCGTAACGTGAAAGAATCCATGTGCAAGTAACATTGCCAACCATGTATCAAACATATATGGAATATTAAGACTTGGAAATAATGTGTTCAATGCCCAAATATAAGCAAATGGCATTATCAATATTAAAACAATTACTAAAAGAATGACTGAGAAAAGTTTAAGCATGTTGGTTCCTTATTTTGCTTGTTCAACTGTAACTTGTTTTACCTTATCAACACCGTTATCAAGCATTTTTGCAATGCCACTGAAACCTACGGTTGAAATAATAATTCCAAAAATAATGCCTGCAATAAAATTAGTCATTTTAGTTTCTTCCTTGTTCAGGTTTAATCCAATGTGCAACAGTATCGGTTCCAGACTTAACATCTTCGCCCATACCTTTAACAGTACCGGCTACAGTACTGCAACCAGCTAACACTACAACAACACTTGCAATTAAAAATTTTGAGAACATGACAAGTCCTTTAAGTTGATAATGATTCATTGTAATATATTTGACTATTATTGTCAAATAACTTTTACCCGATTTAATTGCGTACTGTTGTCACGATATGCTTTAACAGTACCATAAATATCACGTTGTTGACCAATTGGCAATTCTTGTTTGTAAGCAAAGAACACAACTTGGTCATCACTTGTAATACCAGTGATGTAGAATGTATTCCATTTTTGTGAGTAAACGGATTTCAATACTTCAATGGTTAGTGAAATTTTGCTACCAATACTATCAACGATTTTACCTGTAGCAAATGCAATACGTTGGTCTATAGTTTGACGTTTGACACCACGCTCATAGCAACTTGGAAGACTTGCAATAACTGCCAAATCATACCTGGTATCAATTGTATCTCTGTTTGCAAGTAACATTGCGGTGTTATCAAACTCACTTAATTTGATACCTTTAAGGATTTTAAAAGTCAAACCCTGATAGAATGCACAAACCTTACGACCTTGTTCCATATCCTCTTCAGTAATTTGAGTAGGATCAACCAATAAATTTTCAACGATTTGACGATTGGATAGTTTATTTGTTTGAGGGTCACTTTCTGACAATACACTCAATTTAACATAACTACCATTGATACGCTGTGCCTGACATGCCGCACCCCAAACGGTATCAGCAACAATATTAAGGGGTACGGGTTTTTGATATTTGGGCATGATTACTCCTTACAGTTTACTAACAATGATAACTTTAACAAAAAAGATTGCAATAACAACCAGTGTAGTAATGATAATTTGTGTATCAGTCATGATTAAACCTTTGCGTAATGCTTGTTGACATTATCCTGAATCAACTGATTGAAGCCTGCAACACTAACAGGATAACCTAGTTCCTTAAGGTGCTTTTTGATATGGGGCAAGAGATAACCTTTAGACTCAACAATTTTCAATGGGGCCTCACCACCTGCCAAACGACTGAAATATTCTTCAACTGTGAAATTTTTGCACAAGAAGGTAATGAATGTACCTTTACCAGCTTTGGCATATTTAAAACGTGCAACAAATTTACCATTGTAATTAACGTACTCAGTACCATTGAATTCAGATTTGATAAATGCAGTCATAGTTTTCTCCTTAAACAGTATATGTGTGACCAGTTAAAACATTCACTACCTTTGCACCAGGACCAAATGCGGCACGCATTTCAAACAATTCCTCATCACTTGGACCTTTGTAATTTTTGCGATAAGCCTCGATTGCAATACGGTCTTCAACTTTACGTTGTTCAACACTATTGGAATACATTTGACCGTCAATCCAACCAGCATCTTCAAAATTTTGCAACATATCTGCAAAAGGAATACGGTCATTGCTATTCCAACGAACAACAGGACCTGTTGCATCATTAGTGTAATCAATGTAAAACTCTGATTTGTATTTTGCATCTACCATTTGAAAGCTCCTTTAATCAACTCAATATAAGTATTATATGCCCAAAATGATTTATCGTCAACCTTTTTGTAAGTTGTTGATTTACAACGGTTTTTTTGGGCTATTTTAAGCTGATTTTCGCCATTTCTAGGCGGGAAAACACGTTATCTCCGAAATTCCAGCCCTCGGGCATGGAAGTTTGAAGGTCAAGTTCATGGTCTAACCGGTCTGCTTCCTCATTTGTAATCAATACTATAGCCAAATTGTTCTTAATCATTTGTGCTATTTCGGTTACACTACGTTTTTCCATTGTCATAGTAACTGCTTGATTGTAGATTAGGATACAAGGTACAATATGTTCACGGTATGTGTTTTCTTTTGTGCGATTAATACTTTCACCGATTGTGATTAAATGGTCAATACTATCACCCTCAAGTAATGCCCTTGTATTCTCTAAACCAAATCCATCTTCGTTGTCAATAAAATACTTAAAACGTTTGGCAATCTTTTCAAATATATTACGTTCGCTTACCTCACGTGCAATAGGTTTAATTGCTTGACCACGTACCTTACGTACAATAGATTCAATTGATTCAATAATGCCAACTAATATCCAAAAAGATTCTAGTATATCACCATCAAAGTGTACGTTGATAAAATCCTTTTGGTCTTTACGTTTTTCACTACGTTTGCCAAACTTCTCAGTAAAGCCTGCCTCAATAAATTTCTCTCGCATGACTTTAACATCTTGAGGCTTTGCTAACCATCCAATTGTATAATGATTCTTTTTAATTTCGCACTTGATTCCATTATTAGAATATAGTACAAGAACTCCGCGGTCTTCATAGATACGTTCAGTATACCCACGTTCTTCGCAGGAGTTTTTAAATGTATTGAATGGTATTGCCATATTAGTTAAGTGTGATTGTATGATAGCCCCAGGGTTGGCTAAAGTAAGTGTTTAACGTTTTTTGTTCTGTTAAATCATTTGAGATTTCCCAACCACAACACCAATATTTGTATACAACACCATCAGGAGTAGCAAAACTAGAGTCTTGTAACCAAGGTTGAAATTCAGAAAAACTAGTACCAATTACTATGTTGCTCAATTGTAATCCTAAAATTTCATGGAATGCACTTATTTTTGCACTTTTTAAGTTTCCGTTGTATGTGATATCACTCGTTGATGTAGCATTAACCAAAAAGTTTGTATACATAGAATTAAAAAAGTCCGGCGGGATATCGTTAACACCTATGTCTGCACCCATTGATTCTTCAGTTAAAATTACTTTTTTACCATAATTATTGTAAACTGCTTTAATTTGGTCAACTTCATTTTTGCCGAAGGCATCATTGAAATACATTTTAACAATTGAAATCAAATCATTTGCAGGGGTATTAGATAATGTGCCATTCATAATGATAGAAGGGTAATCAACATAGTTCCAAATTGGTGTATCTGCACCTAGATTAGATGTGTATGAAAGTTTTCCATTGAACACCGTTCTTATTTGATTAATTAAATAAGCCCAATAGGGTAAATGACTAGCTGATTCCATATTGGATACTTGCTCCCCAACAAACAGTCCATCAACATTATGTTGTTTCGCCAATTGCGCTAAAGATACATCATAATTTGCAATATTGGTAAACAATTGTTGCTCTGTGTATTTTGTAAAATCAGGTGTAAGTAAACAGTCTGTTACACTATCAGATATACTAAGTGAAAGCCAAACAGCTAATCCCTGACTTTTTGCATAATCAACCAACTTCCAAAGCGCCTTGGGGGGTGTTTTAGTACCTTGACTTGGATTATCATTAAATGATATATTACCTGTACTTGCATTAATAGGTGCTTCCATTTCAAAAATAACACCACTGAATCCTACAGATTTAATTTGGTCTATAGTAGCACTAACTGCTTCATACGATGAAGTCTGCAATCCATTGGCATTGATTGATTGGCTTGGGGTATCAAATCGATAATCTATTCTAGCTAAACGGAAGTTACCATTTAATGGTGCTGTCGTAGCAAATGTTGAGTAAATGTTATGCGGGGTAATTTGCTCACTCGCCGAAGAAATAGTACTAGGTGTACCACCTCCCCCTCCCCCACCGCAGGCAGTAAGGACAATACTAAAAAAAGTTACAACTAGACTGGTACGTACCATGGAGATCTCCATAAGTGATTAAGTAAGTCTGTATTCTACTACGAAAACCATTTATTGTCAACATAGGCTTCTAGCTGTAAAGTTTTGGGTACATCTTGGTACCACTCTTTGACTTCTTGATCCCCAATTAGTTTTAATTTTTCATTTGTATATTTTGTTCCCAATTTATTGGTATCTACCCATTTATGGTATGTGTATAAACACATGTCAAAATTTTTAATAATTTTGCGTTTCTCTGCTAACGTTTGCAATTTAATAGGAACCCCTAATACCAAGGTTCCGTTGTCAACTAATTGTCTAATTGCATCACTAGCATTTTTATATTTTTTGCCATGTTCTAATAAGTACTTTTGGTCTGCTAAGGTAAGTTGTGTTTCTAATTTAGCAACCGCATGTGCAGTAGATTTAGTTTGGTCATACTCTAACATTTTTATATCTTCTACACTACCCAAATCACTTATTAATTTGTGACATTTATTCCAATCATTCCATTCAATCGAAAAAATATCATTCCATGTTCTTTTTTCTTGATTAGGGAATATGTCTAAATTTAATATATAATTCTCAATATTTTTTAAATCTTGTTCATAGTTAAAATAACTATTAACCTCAAAATATGTTTCTACCCAATCTAAATAAATTTTATATCTATTTAAATTATTAGTTAAATTAGTTTGGTCTATAGTAATACCGTTTTTATAAATTTCATAGTATGTGTTAAATTTTTCGTAGTGACTAAAAACATTTAATTGTTTACTATGTGCTACGATAGACCAACTAAGTGCATGTTCAAATAAATTTTCTCGTCTGCATGATATAATAAAAAAATTTTTATTAAGGTATTCATAAAAACGAAATTGGTCTGCAAGACTGTCTTTTCGTTTGTTTATATGGTAGTGTGCCAATCTTGCAGTTTTGTAGTGGTCTGCTTTGTCTAGTAAATTTACAATTTCTTCTAATGATTGATAATACGACCAATCATTACCTGGAGGTTTCCCTAAAATTTCTCTATTGTATGTAGTATTATAATAAAGATTTATACCATTTGTTAACTCATGCAAATTGATGACTGGTCTATCATATTGATGCCCGGCCATATATATGGTAATTAATCGTTGTAAAAGTGTGCTACCAACTCTGTCAGGTGTTAATATTAAAACATTCATTATCTATTTAGTAGCCGTGGAAAGAGGATCATGATCCTCTTTGTTATGTAAGAATTACTTCTTAGGTGTAGCTTGATTTACAAAACTGTACATTTTTTCAGCAGTTTCTAAAATTTTGTCTAGTCCTGGAAACTCTGGCATGCTAACAATACTGATAAGACGACCTGTCTTATCGTCTTTTCTTGATGTTAATTCCCAGTTAGCAAATTTGTACTGATACTCAGCAATCAACTGGCTTTGTGCAAGTGCTAAAATATCGCTACGAATTTCGTAACCGTTTTTTGTGAATTTAACTTCTGGAAGTTTTGGTGTAAATTCTGACATATTAATCTCCTTAAATTTGTGTGTCAATGTCTGTGTTGGCTTCTCTTACAGCTTCGGCCTTTGCTGATTCTTTCTTTGGATAGAAAAAATTGTTTACCGCCTCTACATTATATGCAGAGATGTCAATTGTATTACGAACAAGCATTTTTGCAAATGCTGTTTGGGCATCTATGTAGTTGTGACAAACCTTATTAATTGTTTTGTCCTTATAAACTTCATCTGTTAATATTTTCTTTCCTGCTTGGAAACTGTCAATAAAAAAATCCATAAACATTTTTATCTCCTTATATGTATAATAACTTTGGAATCCTTTTACCAAAGTAATCTGCTACCGCTAAATTAACGTTAGTAGCCTCTTCAACATAAGTAACCAAATCAGGAGAATCCAATTCAATATCTGCCATTGTTTCCCCATGTTCACTATGTATGTTGATACCGTTTTTAATGCACAGGTGTTTAATTGCCTTATTGGTACTTAAACATACCATGCAACCTTTAAGTTTGTTATTTACACGACACCATTGAATAGCACGTTTCATTAGTTTGTTGCCCAAACCTTGTCCCTGATATTCTTTAAGCACACTAAATGCTAATTCCATCTCATTCTCAATTGCAATATGTGCAATTGCTATAAACTCAAGGTCTGTGTTTTCTATAGCAAAGAGTATATGCTGGTGAGTATTGGCTTCAAACTTGTCGCAAAGCTGGTCAATGATTGTGTCATTAGCTGTGTAGCCAAACCTGAGTACCTTAGATTCAGAATCTAAGGACTTAAGGTGTGTGCGATATTTACCATACTCATGTGGCAATACCCTGCGAACCGTCGTGTACACAATTACCACCCCTTGTGTGCTAATCTTGCTTTACGTG